AATAATTATTGTGGAAATGGAAATGTATTAAATCATTTAAATTTAGAATTAGATGGACTAGAAAATAGTATAAAAAAATACGAAAATTTGCTAAACATTTAACCTTTTCACACAAAATCTAAAACTATGCGGAGGACAACCAAAAAAGAAATATTATAATTAAATCAAATCTAAACAAAATACAAGCCAAAATCTAATAAAGGATATAAATAATCTTCATTCAATTCTCCGTCATGATTCTCGGGGCAATATTCATTGTAATTAATTCTTGAAACAACAATTTGCACGCAAACGGCAATTCCACATATGCAAAATCGGTGCGATTGTCACATGTTTTACAATGATGAATATGCATTTCATCATTATAGGCAGCAATCATTCCACATTTTTTGCATGTATATACGGAATATTTGTCAGACGCGTCATAGAGTCGTCCTCGTGTGAACCGCGATGCGCCGTGCGAAATCATTGCGTCGCGTTCCATTTCTCCAAATCGCAGTCCTCCATCGCGGCTTCGTCCTTCTGCCGGCTGTCGTGTCAAATTCACCATGGGTCCAATGGAACGACTGTGAGCTTTGTCATTTACCATGTGTTTCAGTCGCTGATAAAACACGGGTCCCATAAACACCGAGCATTCATGTTGTTCGCCGGTATATCCATTATACAACAATTCGTTGCCGTGTGCTTCGTATCCCAATTTCAATAATTCACTACAAATGTCCTTGACTTCAAAATCGCCAAACGATGTGCCGTCGCCAAAGAGTCCGAGTTCCACCAACACTTTGCCCAACACCGTCTCTTTTAATTGACCAATTGTCATGCGAGAGGGGATTGCGTGCGGATTAATAATAATGTCCGGTTTGAGTCCTGATGCCGTAAAAGGCATGTCGCATTCTGGTAGAATATTACCAATCGTTCCTTTCTGGCCTATAAACAAGAGTTTGTTTAGATTTCAATTCATAAATATAATAATTAAGCACGAAAGACTTACCATGACGCGAAGAGAATTTGTCTCCTATCACCGGCTTCCTGAATGTCCTGAGTCGCACTTTGGCGAAATTGTATCCTTCGCCATTTCGGTCAATATAATTCTTGTCGATAAAGGTCTCTTCTGTCGTCTTGTATATCTTGCTCTGGTCTTCAAACTTGATGACTTTTGTATTATCATTGCGATTTTCCTTGATTGGAACAACTTTTGCAATAATAATATCGCGATTTTCCACAAGTGTATTCTCTGGAACAACTCCTTTGCTGTTCACTTTAGAATAATTGCCCATTTTCATTCCTTTGGTCTTGGTCTTGTCCGGGTTGCATCGTATTTCTTCGTCGCCGTTGATTTTCTGCTTGTCCTCGTCTTTTTCCGTGTGATAAATTGTCGTGACAAATAAGCCGCGGTCAATAGACCCTTTATTAAATATCAGCGAGTCTTCTTGATTGTATCCGGTGTGTGTCATGATTGCGACAATCACATTTGTTCCCGACGGAATTTTATTCAAATGTATTAAATTCATGAGACGCGTGTCAACCAAAGGTCTTGCCGGATAATTCAATACATAGGCTGTTTTATCCATGCGATTTTCGTAGTTTGTCACATAGACACCCATTGCCTGCTTGCCTTGAGCGCAATTACTTGATAAGAAATTATCACCTGCAATAAAACTATGATTCTCTGATTCAACTGTAATGTCCGAGATTAATCTATTTTCAACCAGAGTGATGCTTTGTATTTCAATAAAGAGAGCATTTTTATAGGTAGCATTGGCTTGCGTATTAATCCATGTGTTAAATTTTAATAAACTAGAGAATGCATTGTGCGCCTTATATTTAATGTATTCTATTTTTGCAAAATGTTCTATTGATGAATGTCCTCCAGAATAAATCCCAATTTTAGTATCTCCTGGAATCATTTGTTGAACTTCCATCCATCCATGAGTTGTCATAAATTTATGGTCTTCTGTCGCAATAATTTCTCTCCCACTAACAGTTGTTATTTTATACATTTTTTTACAGGTTTCTCTAACATAATGATGAGACACTCTTGTAATGCTTGTTTCCATTGTTTCTGGATGAAATGAAACAACTTCATCTCCAATGATAATGTCAGCAATTCTTTTTTTACTTCCATCGCTCATTAAAACTGTTTCATTTATGTCCAAACATTGATAGGTATTTCTCGGAGATTGATTGTGTTCGGGAAACGGAATGCACGAAGCCAATATTCCAAAAATGGTACTTGGGTGTATTTCACAGTGAGTGTATTTCACAATGTTGTGTCCCTTGTTGGAAATAATGTCTTTTGGAAAGGTCGCAATCATTGACCAGGCTTGTTCTTCTGGGTCAATGTATTCAATTACGGAATTCTCCAAGACACTGCTCGTCAATAGATTGTCCCAAATTAGGTCGCCAGATTTTAATCGCGAAAGAATGTCGCGACTAATCAATATATTTTTATCTTTTATACGCAACACAGGGCGAGTAACTCTGCCGCCATCATTGCACACGCGTATTTCTTTCAAATTATAATTAAATACAATAGATGTATAAATGTTGATGATGCCCTTGTATTTTTTCTCTTTCAAATTGAGAAAGAGTTCATGTGGTTGTTCTGTGATTCCCAACCATGCACCATTAATAAAAACCTTGACTTTGTCGTATAATTCATGACTGGATTCAATCTCTTCTATTTTTCGAATAAACGGCAAGACATATTCATAGAGTGGCAAGGAATTTGAATGGATTGTGATGTGTGTCATGTAACTAATATTCTTGACAATGCCTACTGATGCACCCTCCGGAGACTCTGATGGACAATTCGAAAGAACATACGAAGAAGCAACGAACGAATGATTTTCGCTCATAGTAGTAAAGTCATAAACTAATTCAGGTTCTATTTCTAAAATTGAAAATATTGGGACACTAACACATCCATTGTGAACCAAATTTTCTTCAATAAATCTTGCGTAATCGTCATATGTTGTATCATTCATAAAATTTCTAGTCTTCAAATGTTCTATTCTTGGTGCTGATTTTCTTCGTTTTTCTTCAGAATATGCATAATGAACTAGTTCACAATGTCTAATTAAATTATCTATTGATTTTTCAAAGATAATGTTTGCTTGATTAAAATGACATTTAATATTAAATTTCTTAAACATATCTATAATTTGGAATATGAATTCATTACCAACAATTATTCTATTACTTCCTTGAACTCCTGATAAAAACTCACGCTTTATGGATGATTCGGCGTCCAACAACCAAGTAGGCACCAATTCATTTGTTCCATATTGTGTTTTAACAAATGCTCCCATCAAACTCATGAAATAAGCAAATGCTCCATCTTTATTAACTTGCCAAGTATTATTATCATTAATTCCAGTCAAGTTTCTAGTAATAAAAGGACTTCCAAATCCCAATTGTTTAATGTCATCTGCTAATTGAGAAGCATCATATTTATCCCCAACACTAAATGACGTTCTATAATATTTATCATACATTTCAACAGTTCCCCCGAATCCAATCAATCTGGCAATAATTTTTAATTTAAAAGTGGGAATTATCACATTCAATAGATTTGATTCAAGTAAATCCATGCGATAATGGTCCAACACATCTTCTGAACGAATGATAACAACCGTCGTGTTTTCATCTGGAATAGACCGAGACACATGACGAATGATTATCTTGTCGTCAAGAGACAAGTCTGACACTTTTTTCATTTCATACTTTTTGCCATCACTTCCGACTTTTACTAAGAATGGATGGTCTGCTGTCGCCTTTATTTTTCTCCCACTAATCGTCGTGATTTCATATAGTTTGTCAGGCATTTTGCTAAAATATTGATACATGTCAGAGGGTTCATCCAACAAAGTCTCGCGGTTTACAGTGTTGACCCAATCGCCATTTCTAATGTCTTTTATTTTTTTAGTATCCATTCTATTTGACAACAACACATCAACATCACCTGTCAAACACAGGAATCCCCAGCTTGAATTATGCAGCTTCCTCGGCGGAATTAATTTCCCACTTTTGTCCGTCGGTGTGGAAATTCTGCGAGCATGGCTCAAACTGCTGACATAGGTCAGCCGATTCAACACTTGTGCGACGCCGACCTTGTTACTGTTTGTCGTGTGTTTCACGCCAAAATCGCCGGTTGCCAATGCGCGTTTCAAACCGTTTTCAATGGTGGTGGATTTGATAATCTTGTAAATATTGGTCATGTTAATAATGTTTTCATAATCATCTCGCGATTTCCAAGACCCATTGTTAATTTCGCGAATGACTTGTTTCTCCATATCTTTGACTAATTTGTTGAAATAGTTGCGAAACAGATTGTTTAGCAATGTGCCGGTCAAGTCGACGCGTTTGTTCAAATATGAATCGCGGTCATCTGGTTTCGCCATATCAAAATTCGCCAAGAGAATACGAAATGTCATGTATCCCAAGAAATATATTTTTTGCTGGTTGTTGTGACAATGTGGGAACAAATCGTTATTCAATACGTCCATGGTAAAGTCCAATTTTTTCTTTGCTCCGGTTTCGCGGTCCATATTAATCGGCGTAAACATGGCATAACTCGTAATATATTTAATGCATTCTTCTTGTGTTAAATGTCCATTTGCTTCAATAATAGATGCTTGCAAATTATTGCAGATTTCATTGTATTGGGGCACGTGCAAGTCCAGTAGGATTTTCTCGCATATTTCCTTGTCGCTAATCACGCCGATTGCACGAAATACGATAAAGAGTGGAATGTCTTGTTTGATGCGTGGAATTTGAACATAGACTGCATATCCGAAGCCATTGTTTTTAGAACTCACCATGACATTGATTTGTTTTGGCGAAATACATTTGAAATCCGGGACAGACTTCATTTCCGCAATCCAGGTGTATTTGGTGTTATTTTTACTGACATTGTGGCACTGTATGCGATTTTCTGCTGCTCGTTCTTGTCCCAAGACTGTTTTTTCAGAACCGTTAATAATAAAATAGCCTCCTGCGTCATATTTGCACTCGCCTAATTGCATATTTTCCACGTGTTTATATTGATTTAATACGCAAATGCTGGATTTCAACATAATAGGCAATTTTCCAATATGAATTTTAGTAATCGCCTTGTGTAGAATTTGCACGCTGTCCAATCCAGGACCGGTTCTAATAACATATTTGATGTTTAAATCAATAGTCATTGCCGATGCATATGTGAAATTGCGTAATCTCGCTTCTTGTGGAAACATTAATTTCGTTGCGCCATTGTTTTCGTGGATTTGCGGACGATATATTTGAAAGTTGACAAAATTTACTACTATTTCCAGAGAATGTTTTTTACTTACCGGGTCATAATCATTGTCAGACGCAATCGTGACAGGATTAAACATTTCTATTGTTTTATTGATTTGATATCCCACAAAATTATTATAGGATTCCAGTTGATGCCGAACCAGACGCTCCAAATGATGCGCTTTAAAATATGATTCAATAATTGTCCAAGGGTCTTCAATATATTGTTCATTTTTAACGTTGTAGGTTTGTTCATTCGTGGATGTCATTTTGTTATTTCTTGACATTTTTACAAGGGCATTATTATATTTCAATTTTATTTTTAAGTCTTTTCTTTTATTGCAAAGTGTATTTTTCTGTTGTTGCTGTGGGTAAATGAATTTTATATTTGGGTTCAATTACTTTCACAAATGAATGATGGCAATAAGATTAAAAAAGGCATGTTAAGAAATAGATTTACTCATCAATCTATAAATGATATAAATAACGAGTGCACAAAATAACCAAATAACTGTTTGCGCCAAAAAATCGTCGGGGATTTTCAATTCGGGGTCGGGTTCAAACGCCTCTTTGCATTGTCTTCCAGTGACTGGATTTCTTCCACCAGGAAAATTGCACGGGTCCATGTTTTGAATGTCAACTGTGGTTAAATAGTGCATTTCAGAAGAATGGTTATTATGCGCATCAATTGTTTGCATTTTTACATTTTGACAAGGAGGTCTTGACCCAGCAAGAAAAGCCCCCATTATTCCAAAAGGATTGAGTACATTGAGATTGCTAATTGTGCCAGGAATCAATCCCCTAAATTCAGTAAAGTTCACACCCATTCCAGATGAAATAAACGGCACATTTCCTTGAGGAACATTGTTTACATAAATATATCTGTCTACTTCTTTGTTTGTGTCCTTGTCTATACATGTCGCCCCTGTTTTCAAAAAGAATTTATTACCTAGAGGACCACCTGTTGCTGACGCGGTTGAATTGCCGCTTACTAATAATGACGCGTAATTTATCATTCCGGTAATATTTCTCCCAAGCGCACCCATATTTCCATCAGAACTCATGCCAATTTCACTCGGTGTTTTTATATTTTTGTAATATGGATAGTCTGGACCGAGCAATTTTTCTTGGACTGCATTCGCATCACTTAACACATCTTGAAATATATTAGGCATTATATATTTCAATAAGAATATAAATTATATAGCCTCTTCATCTAATCCAGTAAATGTAGGAGGTTCGCTTGGCAATTGAGATTGAGCCGATGTCCCCTGTTGAACCATGTATTCATTGACTTGATCTGTTAAAGTATATAGATTTTTACTAATATCTTCAACCTCACCTTTTATGCCTTTCAATTCATCCATTTGTTCTTTAAGAACTTGAATGTTGCCGGCATTTTGTTGTGCTAATATGGCTGGATTGTTCGGATCATATGGTTGGTATGTCGTTTGTCCTGGGTCTAGTCCTTCTTTTACTTGATGTATTTGATATACCTGAATTAAAATGAGAAGTGTAAATAAAAAGAGCAATGCATTTATCAGAATTGACATAAATAAATCCATGAATATATATATTCTCTCTTAATATTATTATTATGACAACTGCATTTTATCCATTAGGTATGAATTCATACAACAATCGTTTGCCGCAAGGCGGATATAAATCATGGAAAGGGACAGGTGTGTTTAGCAATCCGGTTGGTATAACATCTGGCAACATTCGTCCTTTGACAAACAATGATCCAACGAATTCAGCGCCACAAAAATTCGGATTACCAAGACCAATTCAGCATTATAGAAAAGGTATTTCTGTTACTTCACTTGACGATTCCAAAAATAGTAGACAGGTGAAATCGTCCACTGGAGGAGGTTCTTTAATTGGACAAATGATTGATATTCCAGGTGGATTTTCAGTGAAACCAAATTCGGCAACAGAAACAACAAACAATGCATCCTTGGACCGAGATTGTAAAACATGTCAAGGCATTGGAATCATCGATACTTGGCAACCGATTACTGACTTGACAGAAAAACCTGAACCAGAGACACAAAGCCGTCAGTATTGTTGTAATCAAGAGAGAAACGCATTGCGTCGAGTTCGTCCTGCAAGCACAAAATTAAAGAAAAACTATTATATTACTACGAATGATTATTTATACAATCGGTGTCAAACATTTGACCAAAAACAATTCAATTATTTGACATCAGGAGATTCCAGAGTAAAACCTGGCGCACCTCTCTCTCAGGAAAACCTATATAATGCAAATTGTAATCCGAATCTGGAAATAGAATATGCTGCATCTTTATTGCCAGATGCAGAGACGCTGACCCCATCGAATCCTCGTGGATGTGAAAAAGTTCAATATAAACCGTCCAATTATAAATTCGCTCAACAAGGTGCGGTTTCAAGCAGTGACCGTCTTCTTCGTCTCAATGTAGAAACGATTGATACCAATCGGGCCAATATTATCAAAACAAGAGAGAACTTGATGAAATCCAAATATTTCCAGAATGCTTCTGGCAAAATAAATGAACCATGTTGCATTCCGATAAGTATAACACAGCCACACAAGACTGTATAATAGCGTGCCATATTAATTTCTCTCTTGTAATAATAAGATGTCATCCGCATTTTATCCATTAGGCATGAATTCATACAACAATCGCGCCAATCAAGGCGGATATAAATCATGGAAAGGGACAGGTGTGTTTAGCAATCCGGTTGGTATAACATCTGGCAACATTCGTCCTTTGACAAATAAAGACCCAACGAATTCAGCGCCACAAAAATTCGGATTACCAAGACCAATTCAGCATTATCGAAAAGGCATTGTAATAACATCCCTGAATCCATATCAACCAAGTCGTTTGGTAAAATCGTCCACTGGAGGAGGTTCTTTAATTGGTCAAATGATGGATATTCCAGGTGGATTTTCAGTGAAACCAAATTTGGCAACAGAAACATCAAACACTGCAACATTGGACCGAGATTGTCAAACATGTCAAGGCATTGGAATCATTGATGATTGGCAACCGACGACGAACTTGACAGAAAAACCGCAAGCAGAGACACAAAGCCGCCAGTATTGTTGTAATCAAGAGAGAAACGCCATTGTTCGCGTTTTGCCTACGAGTTCTAATATAACAAAAAATGCGAATTTACCAAACATATATTATACAAATCTTCAACAATATCGCAACAATCGTTGTCAGACATATCAACAAAAATCATTTGATTTTCAATCTGTAGAAAACACAGAAGAAAATACATACAACTCAATGTGTCAGCCAGTAAATGGCGCATGTAAATTGGCAGTCTATAAAACAAGCAATCCTCAATTTGCTCAACAAGGTGCAGTCAAAAGCAGCACGCGGACATTTAAACGGGCGACAAACACGATTCAAACACGCATTGCATTATACAATGATTATTATTATGGATATGGAAAACCATTGTCTTATAAAGACGATGTGGTTGGACCACATATAGAGATTCCTTTTGTGTTGAAAAATAAAGAATCACTGTCAATGCCTAAAGATTGTGATATTATAAAATGTAAATTGAAATTTATTAGGACAAATAATACATCAAATTAAATTTTATATTTTTCGCACCATTGAACGCATTTTTGTTTGTTGTTATTTTTCAAGAACTCCAATTTTTCCAACTTATTTTTATTCTTTAAAATATTAATAAATTGGTGAATGGATTCTAATTGATACTGTCCTAAAATAACATTCACGTCATTTATTTTATTTAAAAAATAGCATGGAATATTAAAATCAATGAGTGAATGAATGGTTTGTATTTTATTGTAATTGTCGATGAATAAACTCAAATCTTGAAAATAGGTGTTTGAAGCAGGTGGTGGAATAAATCCTTTGCATATAATGTATTTTTCATAAGAAGAGACATTGCTAATGGACGGTTTCATGATAAACACTTTTTCAAATAAAAAAGTCAGCAAATAAACAATGTCAATGACGGGCTTGTAAAATAAATGATGTATTTTAATGATAGACATGCCGCCTATTTTTTGACATTTAAGTATTTTAATTAAACAAAGAATAAATTCAATAATATAGTCTTTGTAATTTAATTCATAAAAAATGAAATCGTATTTCAGCGTGGGTATAAATGTGTCTATGTATTCTTTCCTGAAAAAAGTGATGCAATTCGCAATGGATGCATTGTCTGAACTTGAAATGAATAAATTCATGGATGTGGAATAAAATGAATCAAATAAATACAATACATTTATTATTTCAAACAATTCGTAAAACAATAATCCTTTTTCTTTGGATTTACTAACTGTTGAAATATTCTCATAAACATTACCTATTTTTGATATTGTTTCATATGTGATTTCATTGTTAGTATTGTGTATTAATTGTTTCAATGAAGATTTGTAGTAATTATAGATACTATGAGAAGTATATAGTTGGATTTTTTCATCCGTCAAAAGTAGATTTATTGGAATAGGATTGTAATTTTTCGGTAAAATATAATAACTCATGATATTCTTATATTTTACATTTTAAGCAGGTTTCTTTTCACAATCTCCTTTTTTGTTTTTGCGAGAACCATTGGGGCATCTTTTTTTCTTCTCTCCTGGTTCTGCTTCTGCCGCGGCTTTCGGTTCTGCTTCTGTCACGGCTTCTGCCTTTGTCTTTTTATTCTTTAATGTTTTGTTCGTTTTAACAAGAGCATAATCAATGTCTTCTTCTCCTTCTGCAGGTGGAATATACCGAAATACAGGCTTCTTTTTCTCTTTTTCCTTCTTTTCTTCTTTTGCTTCCTTCTTTTCTTCTTTTGCTTCCTTGTCTTTTTTTGCCCTTGGTTTTGTTGTCTTTTTTGGCTTGGGTTCGGCTTCTTCTTTGGCTGCTTCTTTGGTTGCTTCTTTGGTTGCTTCTTTGGCTGCTTCTTTGGCCTCTTCTTTGGCCTCTTCTTTGGCCTCTTCTTTGGCTGCTTCTATGACCGGTTGTGCTTTGGTGGCCTCTTCTTCTTCTTGTGCTTTGGTGGCCCGGGTCAATGTCACTTGCTCTCGCATTTCGTCTGCATCATCTTCCAATGCTTCGGTCGCGGGTTGCAATACAATCTTTTTATTTAGTCTTCGTATTTTTTTGCTTGTAGGCGTCGTGGCGGGGGGCGGCACATCAGGAGCAACAGGTTCTTCTCCTCTTTTAAAATTGTAATCACTCAAATCAATTTCAACCTTGTCTGGATTCACATTCCGTATTTTTTTATAAATATAATAC